TTGCAGCTCTTTCCTAGGGCTGGCTGGCTCAAAGGGCCATCACCGATCCAAACGTGCCAGGAAGACATTGTTGGTGCTTTGGACTTGCGTGATTACCAAGCGAACTGGTTCTCAGCTGGTGGCGTTCCAACTGGTGTCCTAAAAACTGGTAAAGAGATCAGCCCAGACGATGCACAGACCATTACTAACACTTGGAACACTAAGCAGGCCACACGCCAGATTGCTGTGCTTGGTAACGGATTCGAGTATCAGCAAATTGCTCTAAAGCCATCTGAAGCATTGTTTACGGAAGTGTCTGCACAATCTGTTCAGCAAATCGCCAGGTTGTTTGGTATCCCACCTCGCAAGTTGGTTACTGGTGTTGACGGAACTAGCGACACTTACTCGAACCTTGTCGACGAAGAGTCTGCGTTCTATCGTGAAACCATTCAGGCTTACACTCGTCCAATTCAGGATGCTTTATCTAACTGTTTACCACGTGGCTCCCGTGTGGAGTTTATGTGGGAAGACCTTGTTTTGTCCAAGTCTGACCGCCTAAGAATGTGGTCTGATGCTATTGCCGCCGGCATTATCACTCCAGAGTATGCCGCTCAGAAAGAGGGCTTAAATGTCTGAAATTGAAACACGTTCACTCGAGCTGAGACTTGAGAACCTAGAAGAACGCACAATCACTGGTTTGGCTGTTCCTTACAACCAAGATGCCAACATTGGTGGCGTTTACAACGAACGCTTTGTGCCAGGAGCAATTGACTCTGTGGAAGATGTAAAACTCTTCTACGGCCACGAAACCCCTATCGGTGTTGTTACCGATGGTCGGGAGACCGATGGCGGTTATGAGATCACTGCAAAAGTGTCTGAGACCAGTCTCGGCAACGATGTGCTTACGCTTATGCGTGATGGAGCACTAAACAAGTTTTCGGTGGGCTTTGTGCCTGTTTCACAAGAACAGGATGGCTCAACGATTACACGTACCAAGGTTTCTCTAAAAGAAGTCTCGGTCGTGCCTTTTCCTGCTTATGCAGGTGCAAGTATCACCGAAGTTCGAGATGAAGAACGTGAAATCGTTCAGCCTGCCGAACCAACCCCTACCCCTATCAAAGAAAGCGAGTCCGAATTGGAAAACTCCAACATCGAACTTGACGTTCGCTCAGTTCAGGATGAAGTTGCAGAACTTCGTCGTGTTGTTGAGTCGTCTGTCTCACCAGTAGCCCCATCGGCTCCTGACTACATGAACTACCGCTCATTCGGCGAATACGCTCAGGCGTTCGCTAAGGGTGAGCCTGCTGCAATCGAATTGGCTCGTGCCGCTTCGACTTCGGCAGACACCTACGCCGCTCCTGGCTACATTGGTTACATCAACAAGCTCATCCAGAGCAACCGCCCATCATGGAACGTATGGTCGAGCTCGGTTCTACCTGCTACCGGTATGACTGTTGAGTATGCTGCCATCACTGGCAACACTCTTGCTGTTGGCGTTCAGGACCCAGAGAACGAAGCACTATCGTTCGGTAACCTAACCATCGACAGCATCTCAACCGCTGTTACCACCTACGGCGGATACACCACCGTTTCAAAGCAGGCTCTTCTTCGTGGCTCTGTTGACTACGCTGGAATCGCATTCGACGCACTTGCTGTCGCTTACGCCAACGCAACCAACACCGCTGCTAAGGCCAAGATTGCTGCACTTGACTTCACTGGCAAGGTTATGGATCTAGACGGCGGAACCGCTACCTCGGTTATCGAGGGTCTAATCGATGGTGTGAAATACATCAAGGCTAACTCTGGTCTAAACGCCGAGTTCATCCTTTGTGGCCCTGCTGCATACAAATACTTCATGAAGATTGCCGACACTGCTGGCCGTCCAATCGTGAACGTAAACAACGACGGTTCAAACACCTTCGCTACCGCCAACAACGACCTAACCGGTTCAATCTGGGGAATCCCAGTAGTTGTTGACCCAACCCTAGGCGACACCCTGGCTTACCTTGCAAACTCACGTGCATTGCTAACCATGGAGTCAAACGGCTCGGGAACCCGACTAACCGCTCAGGATGTTTCGACCTTGACCGACACGCTATCTCTATACGGATTCGCAGCAATTGCTGTTCCGTTCGAGGCTGCAATCGTCAAGCTAGACTTCACCGCTTAGTCCGACTAATGGCTGTAACGATAGAAGAGTTCAGGGCCTACATTGGCACTGATGAAGATAGCACCTTTGTCACTGAGTGTTTGACCGCTGGTCACGCTTTGGTTACGAAGTTTATTGGAACTGCGACCGTCCCGGTTACTGTTCACGATAACGCTATTCTCATGGCTTCAAGCGAACTCTTCTATCGTCGCCAGTCGCCCCAAGGTGTTACCCAATTTGCGTCAATGGATGGAAACCCTATTCGTGCCGCTAAAGACCCTATGAACGCCGCTAGGGAAGTCCTACGGCCATACACGTCTTACGGGTGCTAAATGCCTGTAAACGAGATCACTGCATCTAAGGCAGAATACGCTCTTGCGTTGACTGACCTTGGACTACGTGTTTCGGCTTACATCCCTGAACGTGTCGTTCCACCAACCGTCATTATCGGACCAGGTTCACCATACCTAACCCCGGTAACCGTCGATGGTGATTTTCTAATGAACCTAGAACTCATGGTTATTTCAGCTCACGCTGTAAACGTGAAATCAACGGAACTATTAGACCTAGCCATTGAGACCATTCTCAACGGCAACCCCGGTTACGCCCGAGTATCATCGGTGGGCCAACCATACGCTTTACAAACCAACAACGCAGAGTTTCTCGCAGCTAACATTTCTGTGGATCTCCGCATAACTCTCTAAGGACTAATAATGGCTATTGCTATTCCACGTGTAGTTGCACGTAACATTACGTTCAAGATTGGCACTAACAGTTACTCACCTGAAGTGAATGCTGTAATGCTTACGCTTGGCGACGCTCCTGGCGGAATCCAGACCATGACTGAGGTTCGTCCACAGGGTGAGTGGGCTTTGCAGATTGACGGCTACTTTAGCCAAGCAGCTGCTTCGCTTTACAGAATCCTTTGGGATAACTTTGGATCCGAAATGGCTTTTGAAATCAACGCTGGCGGTGGCACTGAAGGTGCTGCTAACCCTTCTTACAAGGGAACGGTTATCATCAACGAACTTCCACCAATCGAACTTACTTCTGGCGAAGAAGTATCTTTCTCAGTAACGCTTCGTGTAAAGAACACCGGGCTTGATGTTCCAGCCAAGTTATTCTATGGCGTAACCATCGACGTAACCCCGTAATAGGGTTTAGGCGTTCCGATGGCTGTAAAACTTAAAGCAAACGAACAGGCAATAACCGTTGACGGTTTGGTTCAATGCATTAAGGCTTTGCAAGCCGTCGGGACACCTGTCGAAGCGATCAGGGAAGCCAATGAAGCTGTTGGTGCCATGGTTGTTAGAACAGCCAAGAACATTGCCCCGGTGCGTTCAGGTGATTTACGCCGCACTATCAAAATGAGTAAAGCCACGACCAACGTCAAAATACGTGCCGGGCTAAAAAAAGTGCCATACGCTAACCCGATTCACTGGGGATGGTTCTACGACAAACAAAACTTCATCACTAAAAACATCAAACCTAATCCGTTCATGGCCAGGGCACTTGGTTACAATAGGGATGAGATACTGACGAAATACGCCAGTGAGATGAAGAAACTCATCGACAAATACGCACCACCAGCAAGCGTAAAAAAATGGTGGTAGACAAGGAAAACAAATGAACTTCGACCAAATACCAATCAAAGACATTGAACAAGTTGAAATTGAGACTGGCTACATGATTGAAGACCTTTTCAAGGCCGACAACAAGTCTCCGTATCGCAAACGTGCTATCGCTTTTTTATCAGCTCGTAGCCGTGGCGAAGAAGTAACTTGGGAAGAGACCGGCAACAAGACTGTTCTTGAACTCTCGAAGATGGTCGCTGAGGTCGACGAACAAGACCCAAAAGACGAATAAGGGAGAAACAGATGACTCGTATGGCTAACTTTTGCATACGATTCCAGATGACCCCTTCAACGTATTATTCACTAACCGTTAGTGAAGTGGCTGCTTTCTGGGAAGCAGTTGCACCTAAGACAGATTTACGAGGACTTATCTAATGGCAGCCAAGATGTTTGCTGAAGTTGTGATCGCTGGTTCTTACAAGAACCTGGCTAAGTCCACTCGTGGTGCTTCAAAAGAACTGACCATGTTCGAGAAGACCGCCAAAAAGATTAGTGCGGCTGTTAGTGCAGCGTTCGCTGGTATCGCTATTGCTGGTATCACCATGCTCACCGACGCAATCATAGACATGGCTAAAGCTGCTGCTGATGACCGCAAGTCGATGGC